ATCAAAAAGATAATGAGAAGTTGCTGCACTTCTTGAGTTCACCAGTGGATTCAAGGCAAGCGTCAAGGCTGACGAAGACAAGGGCTCATGGGGCGCTGTCAACGTTGGTAGCTTGAGTCGCAAGATGGATATCTATGTTGATCCTTACTTCATCCGGAACGTGATTCTGGTCGGACGTAAGGGAAGTAGCTTCCTTGAAAGCGGCTATGTGTACGCTCCGTATGTTCCGCTGCAAGTCACGCCGACCATCTTTGGTACAGAAGATTTCGTGCCCCGCAAGGGTGTCATGACTCGCTATGCTAAGAAGATGGTACGTCCTGACATGTATGGCTTGGTCGTGTGTCAAGATCTGGTCTCTAACGTAGATCGACCGGTAGCATAGGCTTTATCTGACCCCTAGGGTTGAATAAAGTTATAGGAAACCCCGTCCTTGTGGCGGGGTTTTCTTATTACTGGGATAAAATAAGAAAGTCTAAAACTATTTATACTACAAGCGAGGATATAAGATGCCAACAAGCCTTCAACCCGTTAGCACCACAAGTGCTGTTGTTCTCCCATCAACAGGGACTCATGGAGACGTTACAGATGCTCTATCATATGGAATTTATACTTCAGACGCTTTTGTAAGCGGTGCTGTAGACCAAGTGTCATATACCTATAATAAATTAGGTGGCAGAGTTTTAGACCTTGAGATTACTCCTAGTATAGTATACAATGCATATGAAGAGTCGTGTTTAGAATATTCTTACTTGATCAACACACATCAAGCCAAGAATGTTCTTTCGGACATGTTGGGTAACACTACGGGCTCTTTTGATGAGGATGGTGAATTTACAGAATATTCAGGATCGGGTGGAATCACTACCAAGCCTAATCTTAAGTTCCCACGCTTCCAATTGGGGTATGCTACACACCTCGGTAGAGGTGCAAGTCTTCACGCAGGCGTCGGAGCATCTCAAACAATATACTCAGCATCTTTTGCAGCGGTGAATGATGTTCAAGATTATGACCTTCAGTCGATTATTCACGCCGCATCTTTAGAGGCTGGCTCACCGTTTAGTGCCAGCGTTGGAACCAGCGCAATAACTATTCAAAGAGTCTATTACAAAACGCCTAGATCAATGTGGAACTTCTTTGGTGGTTATCCAGTAGGATCGGTTGGCAATCTATCCACTTATGGCATGTATGCGGATGATAGTCAATTCCAATTGGTCCCAGCGTGGCAAAATGTTTTGCAAGCCTACGCTTTTGAGGAGGATATGAATGTTCGTGCCTCTCATTATTCGTTTAGGATCAATAATAATAAATTAAGAATTTTTCCAACACCCGACGGAAACAACCCAAAAAACTTTTGGGTAGATTTTAGAGTTTCTGAGGATGCATTTGTTGAAGAAAGTGACAGAAAGTATGGCGCTGATGGTGTCAATAATATGAGTACGCTACCTTTTCCAAACGTTCCTTACAAAAACATCAATAGTATCGGTAAGCAGTGGATTCGCAGATTTGCCCTATCACTTGCAAAGGAAACACTAGGACAAGTAAGATCAAAACTTGCAACCATCCCAATTCCAGGGAATGAGGTAACTCTTAATGGGTCCGCCTTGATCTCTGAGGCAAAAGAAGAGCAAAATGCACTTCGAGATGAACTAAAGACTGTTTTGGATGAGATGGCTTATGGAGCCTTGGTTGAAGGTGACGCTGCTATGCAGAATAATCTTTCGGAGGTTGTTAAACACATACCAACCGGTATTTATGTAGGATAAATAAATGGCTTCTCAGAATAGATGGTCTCAACCAGCGTCCCCGCCACCTCCTTTATTCGTAGGGAAGGCCGAGCGTGATTTTGTCAAACAAATAAATGACGAAATCATAGAACACGTAATAGGTCAACAACTTTTGTATTTTCCTATTGACAGAGACCGAACAAATTATAATGAATTGTATGGCGAGGCTATTCACAAGACGTTTTTACCCCCAATTAGGGTTTATAGCTTGGTGGAGTTCAATGGATCAGACAGAACTCAAGAAGAGTATGGATTTGATAACCTCTATAACATAACGGTTCACTTCCACAAGCGCCGACTGACTCAAGATCAAAACCTGTTTGCTAGATTAGGTGATTACGTTCAGTATGACGGTATGTATTTCGAGATTGTAGATATTTTTGAGCCTAGATACTTATTCGGACAAGATAGTGATTTTGCTGATGGCACGTCTTTAGAAGTTTCTGCTGTGTGTCGTCAAGCTCGTAAAGGTTTGTTCAATCCCGGTAAGAATATCTAAGGAAAAATAAAGATGCCAAAGAGAACAAAGTTAGACGAACAATTACACGCTGAATATCCTTTTGCGCCATCGACCCTTGAGGATATCGATACGGCGCTTTATAATTTTATAAACGATGATCTAAATGTATCGTGTGACACCAATTCTGGGTTCAAGAAAGTACCTGTTATCTTTTCATCACCTGAAAGAGCTTTTCAAATAAAGAATATACCTGAAGAGGGTAACATTCGAACAGACGGAAGGGTGTTGGAGTATCCTCTTATGTCAATAATTAGGACTTCTTTAGTAAAGAACCCATCCAACAAGGGAAAATATGGTGTTTACGTGCCTCCTTATTTTGATTTCTATAATCGTGGCGGGGCAATCCCTGTTGCTAGGCGTGTAATGCAGGATAAAACACGAAATTTTGCTAATGCTGAGGCACGTAAAAAGTTCGGTGATGGAACAAACACAACTTACAACACATTTCCCTTTGACAATCAGGAAGTTGTATACGAAACACTGTTTATACCAATGCCTACATATGTTGAGGTTCAGTATGAGATCAAGATGGTGTCTAATTACCAACAACAGATGAATCAAATGATGGCCCCTTTCCTAGCAAGGTTCTCAACACCTGCTGTTTTCAGTATTCATAATGAAAAAAATACTTATGAGGCGTTTGTAGACCAAAACTTTAGTAATGAAAGTAATAATGCCGGACTCAACACTGACGAAAGGGTTTTCAAAACAACGGCTAATATTAAAGTATTAGGATATATTGTTGGTGAAGAAGAAAACCAAGAAACTCCCCCTGTTATAGTCAGAGAGTCAGCAGTAAAGATCTCGATAGGAAGGGAAAGAGCAGTAGTTGGAGACGAACCAGAATTCAACGCTGGAAGAAAAGATAAATATCGTCCATAATCTAGTAGGGAGTTTCGAATTGTACCCTACTATTTATTAGTGGTGTTTACTGTATATTCACCCACTTCTAAATTCGTGATAACCGAGGAGAAAACATTTCGATGGCTGACAACTCTTCCAGAAAGTTTAAGTTTATATCACCTGGCGTTTTTATAAAAGAGATCGATAATTCCGAGCTTCCAGCGGTCCCTTCAGAAGTAGGACCTCTCGTTATTGGTCGTGCCAGAAAAGGTCCAGCTAACAAGCCCGTTCAAATCAATTCATTTTCTGATTTCGTGCAAACATTCGGTGACCCTGTTGCCGGTAATGAAGGCGGAGATGTGTGGCGTGTTGGTGATTTAAACGCACCCACTTATGCACCTTATGCTGCTAAAGCTTGGTTGGCTAGCAACTCTCCGATCACGTTTATGCGTGTTCTAGGTGATGAATCCAACGGATATACTGCCACAACAGGTCGTGCAGGTTGGAACCTGGATGCGACTGCTGGCGCTGCTACCGATCAGGGTGGCGCTTACGGTCTGCTTATCTTCCCAAGTGGCAGCGGAGTACTTAACGCAACAGGAACTCTTGCAGCACAATTTTACTGCAAAGATAGTCGTGTTCTTTTGTCTGGCAACGTTAGAGGCGGCGATACCCTTGGCACCCAAGTGGGGTCAACCCTTATAGATCTTGGATCCGACCTTGACAATATCGCTCTGGTGTTTACAGCTAGTTCCGGAATGTCTCATAAAGAAATAGTTAGCTTTAACGACACGAAGCCTAACTACATTCGCCGAGTTCTAAATACAGATCCTACTATTACAAACAGTGATATCACAAACAGCGATACTCAAACTTTTTATCAAGGTGGTAAGTACTTCCTGGGTGAAACTTATGAGAACCGCCTCGGTGAAGCTGGTGCCGCATCTTTGGGTCTCTTGGCTATTGATGGCGGCGTTAGCAATTATTTTGGTGCTATTGTTCCAATGGTAACAAAGACGGCTGCCACGACATTTACTAACGATCAGGCTGACTTCTTGGGCGCTGCACGCAAAGCGTCTACTGGTTGGTATTTCTCTCAAGATCTTGGTACAAATCATGCTGCTTATACTCACAAAGGTATGCAGAGATTATTTCGCATTGAAGCTCTTACCGCAGGTGAAAACTTCAACAGAGAAATCAAGATTTCTATCGCTAACCTCAAAGCAGGCAAAGGAGACTTTCAGCCTTATGGAAGTTTCTCTCTGCTTGTTAGAGATATGAAAGACACGGATAATAATAAAATTATTATTGAAAGGTATGATAACCTAAACCTGAATCCAGCATCTAGAGATTATATTGCAGCTAGAATCGGTGACAGGTACCAAGTATATTCTCAGAGCGACAAGCGTTCTGTGGAATATGGTGAGTTTGCAAATCAATCGAACTACATTCGAGTGGTTATGGACCCTGATGTTGCCGCAGGTATTGGCGAAACCCGCCTTTTGCCTTTCGGTGTTTTCGGACCTCCGAAATACCGTAACGTAACAATTACCTCGGGATCTACATCTCCGCAGAATTTTGCTGCGGTTGCGGACAATCCAGTTCTCGCAGGTGCTCCTCTGTCCGCTTTGTCAATGATTGCACCAGGTTCTTCCGCCTCTTTTGGTACTGACGGACACAATCTTCCGGACAAGGGAACTTATGTTGCCGCACCTATCATGATGAGATACGCAGTGGATTCGGCTGGTACCGAAGCAGCAACGGTCAGGTTTACGGGATCAGTCAGTTTCCCAGCAGTTACTTGCCGAACAAGCTCTACTCAGGGATCTCCGAGATCTCTCGATAACACCTATTGGGGTGCTTGGACTGGTCGATCTTTCAGCGATACACAATACAATCCTGAAATGTCAGACTTGCTTCGACCTAGAGCGTTCAACGCCTCGACAGAAGCAACAGCATATGACCCTACTCAAGATGTTGACGGTACGACAACCAACAGCGGCTCAAGCCCGATTGTGTTGTCTTACGCCTTCTCACTTGATGACGTGGCTGGAAGTCTAAGTGGTGCTGATCTTAGTGGTTCTGCTACTTGGGCTTCGGGTAACCGTGCTTCGGGACTTAGCATCAGCGCTGTTGGTAGCAACTCCTACACTACGGTTCTTGATGCAGGTATCGATCGATTCACTACAGTTCTTGCTGGTGGCTCTGACGGATACAATAAAACAGAACGTGATCCTTTTGCAAATAAGGATATAACTGGGAAAACAGAACAAACCTCCTATGGTCTGTTCTCTCTAAGGAAAGCTATAAACATGGTAGCTGACCCCGAAGTGGTCCAGATGAACGCAGCAACAATCCCAGGTGTCTGGGCTGCTCCGGTCACTAACTACTTGTTGGATACGGCAGAGTCTCGTGGTGACACCCTGGCTATTGTCGATGTTCAGTACGCTTGGACTCCTCGTGCAGAAACTAAGGATGATCCAGTGACAGCTAATGCTGCTAACATTCCAAGAACTGCTGCATCTACTCTTCTTAATAGAAGTATTAACAATAGCTATGGTGCTGCTTACTATCCATGGGTACGAATCTATGATGACAACAGAGATCAATCATTGTGGGCTCCGCCAAGTGTTGCAGCCTTGGGTGTTTTGTCTAACACAGACAGAATTCAAGCACCTTGGTTCGCACCTGCTGGTTTCACCCGTGGTGGTTTGACTGAAGGCGCTGCTGGTATCCCTGTAACTGATGTTACGACCAGACTGACTTCAGATCAACGTGATCTTTTGTACGAAGCAGGCATCAACCCTATCGCTAAGTTCCCTGCTGAAGGTATCGTGGTGTTCGGGCAAAAAACATTACAACAAACGGCTTCTGCTCTGGATAGAATCAACGTTAGACGTTTGATGATCTTCTTGAAGCGTGAAATTTCTTTCATAGCATCAAGATTGTTGTTCGGACCTAATTCTACTATAACTTGGGATACTTTCAAAGGACAGGCTCTTCCCATTTTGAGAGATGTAAAGGCAGACTTTGGTATTGAAGACTTCAAGCTTATCTTGGATGAAACTACCACAACGCCTGAATTGGTTGATAGAAATATTATTTACGCTAAGTTATTGGTGAAGCCAACTAGAGCAGTTGAATACTTCGCAATTGACTTTGTAATAACAAATAGTGGCGCAGCTTTCGAAGATTAATTCGTAAAGCACTACTTACTATAAGGAGCTAAAAAAGAAATGGCAAGTCTATTCTGGAGCAACTCGAAAAGCGAGCCAAAACGCAATTTTCGATTTGAACTAAGTTTTTCACAACGTGGTGGTAATAACAGGGGTGACATTCCGGTTTGGACTGTGAAAACAGCGACTAAGCCCCGTGCAACTGTAAATGTAGTAGAGCATCAATACATCGATCACACTTTCAAATATCCAGGTAGAGTGACTTGGGAGCCAATCAGCTTAACACTGGTTGATCCTGTTAATCCTGACTTATCTTATGCTTTCTTGGACGTTCTCGGCGCTGCTGGATATAAATATCCTACCGACCAAAGGTTGTCTAAAAACAGCTTAAGTAAGGATGCTTTCCGCCAAGCTATCGGTTCGGTATTCTTAAAGCAGCTTGATGATAAAGGAAATGCAATTGAGATTTGGGAAATGATTAACCCATTTATCACCAGTGTAGATTTTGGTGGAACTTTGAGTTATGATGATGACAACA